CCTAGAGTAAATTCATTAAGATTTTCGTTTAGAGGATTTTTTTCTAAATTTGTTGGAATTTCATAATATCCATTTTCATTTTTTGGATATTTAGATCTTGTTTTAATTAAAATTACGTCATCTAAATTTAGATCTTGTATAAAACTAATATAAGATCTATTGTTTGCATCTTGATTTACTGTAAAATCTATATTTTGATTTAATAATTTATTGTTAAGATAAACCCTTATCCATACATCATTTATAAAATCATTATTATCATACACATCTATGTAAAAATTACTAGTAGTATTATCAAAAATATACTGTCTTAATACATTTTGAGTGCTTAAATCTGCAGACTTTGTCCAGCCGTTAATATAAGAAAAAGTAGTTCTATCTGTGTATTTTCTTAGATATCCTGTGTCAGTTGTTTTTGTAAATAGATCTGTTCCAATTTGATATGTAAAAGAATCTTGTAATAAATTAAATTCATAAACAATATCACCAACATTTTCTATACTACGATAGGTTAAGGCAAAACCTAATTCACTGTCAGTAGCTCTAGTTCCTACTTTGTATGAAAAAATATTATTTCCAGAAAAAGTTGTAGAATTATACACAGTTGTATCGGCAAAACTTTTTCCAGTATCATCGTATAATTCAAATAAAGGTTGTTGATTGACTTTTGTTTTTCTTTGTCCTTGTTTCCATTGTGTTCCATTATAGAAGAAAAATTCACCACTGTATTGTGTACCAAATTTTACAAGCACAGTTTCATTTTCTAAGGGAGCGGAGTCTGTATCTTCTACAAGCGATATTTGTGTTTTATTTTTAAAGTTTATAAATCTTACTGTATAAATTTTTCCTGATACAAGTAAATCTTCATCTGCTGTGAATAAAACACGCATACCATTAGTAAGATTAACTCCGTCAATGTTATATCCTTGAGAACCTTCTATAGTCGTAAATATATCTTTAGTAAACGTGTCAACTAAATCTACATCTGCTTTTGTTCTAGTTCCAAAATTATATAATTTTATATTTGGGTCAAATTCAATAATAGGTCTCTTAGCTCTTGAAGATTCGTCAATTGAAATATTTGTACCTAATATTCTCGACGTTTCTTCTATAACATCTTTATGAAACCACCTATTGTATCTGCTCCATAGATTTCCGTCATTGCTTGCTCTATTAATTACAATATAATCTTTGTTTACTGGATATCCTAATGCTTCACTGAAAGGAAAGAAATCAAATTCTTGATTATCAAACGGTACAACAATGTCATCTGTAAACAATCCACTTACAGTTAAATCATCTTGGCTTACTAGTCGTATTTTGTCGCCAACACCTTCAACATACCATTGTCCTGATGCATATTTTGCAGGAGTTATTTCGCCTGCAAATTCTAATTTCATACCATTTGAAAATGTCCATCCGTCAGCAGTTGTATAACTTTTTTTACCTATAATGTCTTTTTCTACGTCTAAGAATGTATTTTCGTCAATATCAAATATTCTTATAAATCCACTTACATTTGGATCATTTTTTGAAATGTAATATAACTTATCCGGTGCCGTATCAGGAATAGTAAACTCAATTATTCCCTTTTCAATAAAAACATTAGATATTGTGTTACCGTCTGCATCTGTTTTTGTTATTCCAGTTTCATATATCAGTGACGAATTTACAGCATCGCCAAACTGTAGACTTGCTAGAGCTTCTTCTTGGCTCACAGGATCTTTGATAAAACCGCCTGCATCGTACACAGTACCGTCTTGGTCATAGAAATATAGATCAAATAACCCATCGCTTCTTATACCATCTGATGTTTCTACTATTACTGCTTCGCCCGGAGTAAAACTTTTTTTAGTTGCAAACGCAATAGGATAACTAGGCGTATTAATTTCAAATCTATAAGTTTGTCCTCTGTATAGTTTTAGTGTCGGATTATTAGTTTGCCCATCTGGATTAAAAATGTAAGTTAAATTATCTACATTGTCATTTAATTCAACTGTGTAAGTACTAGTAACTCCTTTTGCTTGACCAGTTACTGTAAGTAATTCGGGTCCTGCTGGCAACCAATAATATTCTCTATAGTTTGTAAACTTATCCCAATCTATATTAGGATTCCAAGTGTAAAATTCTTGTGCGTTTAAATTACTATGATTATCTGTGTTTCCGCCTAAAAACTTTATAGTGTTTATGTAATCATTATAATCTTTGTAAAAGTCTATGTTATTGAGATTGTCTTTAATTACAGCCGCAGGTTCTAACTGATAGTCTTCTCTGCTTTTTGAAACAGCACCAACATAATTATCACTAGGTAAGAATGCTTTTGTAGCCTTTCTACCAATGTAACCATTTAATTTTTCAGCAACGCCTGGCTGTATTAATTGGTCAAGTGTGCTTGATAAAAACTTACTATTGAAAGAAGTTCTAAAATATCTTGGTAAGTGGTTTTCACTTTTTCTTCTTATACTATTGTTTCCGCCTGGAAGTGCTGGTTCCTTTTGGTCATTATCGTAAGCCATTAATAACTACTGCCTCCACTGCTACTGCTTGAACTGCTTGAACTTGTTGATCCGTTGCTTGTGCTAGATGTAATACCTGCATTAACTGTTGTTCCAGATGTAATTACAGTGCCGCTAGCATTAAGCCTACTAGCAGTAACAGCATCGATAATTTCTAAATTATTAACAGTTGCACCACTTATAAAGATTTCATCTACTTCTGATTTTATTTCTTGTAGAGATCCAAAACTCTGTGTTTCTTGTTCCGGCACTATTACAAATGTTACAATATCCGGTGACAGTTGATTCATCACATATGTCGCTAGTTCAGTAAAATAAAACTTCTCTCCAAAGTCCCAATTTTCTAGTGCAAAAAATTGATTAATGGCACTTATGACTCTAGATTTGACATCATTGTCATTTAAAACTAGATCAGGATTTTTAACAATTTTAAATTTTGCTTGCAAATCTAGGTCTGCCTTTGATCCAAATAATACTTTATACTTAACTGGATGAAAAACAATTTCATCACTTAATGATTTAATTAAACTTAGTTGAGGATAATAACTTAAGAATAAACTATCACTTGACGGCGGTAAAGGTTTGGTAGTTGTTGTACCGTCTAGGAATTTTCTAAAACTAGTGTCGTAATTTCTTGTTAACAAATATGTGTCAATAATATTACTTGCGCTAGGATCAATACGTGAACTAGAATCTGCAGCATGTATGTACTGGAATTTAAGTTTGTCTCTACCAATCTGCGCACGATAGTTTACATTTTGTTCTAGAGCACCCAAAGTTTCGTTGTAAGAATTAAAAATGTTTTCGTTTACAAAATAAAATATTTGTCCGTTATTGTAAGAACTTAATGCACCTACAGCATCTTTTGTTTGCAGGACAACAATATTTTCTATTGCATTATCAACATAATTGAAATCTTCAACACCATCAGTAGTTAATATTTTCTTTTGGAAGACGTATTTTTCTAAAGGATTTGTATCTTCGTCTACTATAACATCAAAAATATCAGGATCATCAACTACACCGTCTTCATCATCATCAAAAAATGTTACTTCTACTTTTTTACTGTTTACATAACCTTCTGCGTCACGATATTCTTTAGTTATTTCCCAATCAAAATTAACAGTAAAACTGTCAACGCTGTCTGGTTTGTTATTGTTATTTAGAACTGTAATTTTATCTTTAACTATTTTTCCTGTTTGGTTGTTATAGATTTTATCACTGCTATCATAATAAAAACGTATTTCTTGATCGCTTTCAAAAACGTATCTAGATCCTCTGTATTCTATAGTATAAGTTTCACCATCGTTTGTAAACAAAAGTAACCAACTCGCATCAAGTTGTGCATTTGTACTGTCGCCAGTTTTACCAGTATTAAATTCTCCTGTAGAATTTAAATTATTTTCAGTAATTACACGCCACTGTCCAAGATCTACATCAAATCTTAAACCAAATGTTTTATACGCAAAAATTTGATCAATAACTTGTGTTTTGATATCTGCTTCAAGTGCTTGTGGAAGGAAAGGCTTTATTTCTGTTAAAATTGCATCGCTAGGTATTATATCATTAAATGTTACAGGACCTATACCATCTGTAAGTTCTGTACCGTTGCCTAAAACATTGACAACTTTAACCCATTTATAAGTTCTTGAATTTAGATGATCTGCTGCTCCGCTCATTAGAGTTCCATCTGGCATAAAGTGCTTGCCTGTAGGAGCCTCAAATTTTAACAACGATCCTGGTTTTACTAATTTTAACACACTGGTAGTAAAGTTCCCTAACAGTTGTCTAATTTCATTTACGTTTTTAAAGTAACCAGTAGATAAATTTGTATCTGTGCTAGTTTGCACCCAAGAAATATTTAGATCAGCAGTGTCTACTTTAGGAAATTTTACAAGATAATAATTCTTAACTGTTTTGCTTGATAATATTGGTTCAATAGTATTTGCAATTATTCCTTCTACATCTGTTTGTGATATAAATGTAAAACTTTCTAAATTTCTTGTAAATTCTTTGTATATTACACCGTCGGTACCAAACAAATTAGTTTTAGAATATTTTCCTGTTGCATCTAGTAAATCAAAATATCTACTAATTCCGCTTGCAGTTCTGTTTACACTTTTTGTTTTGATAATCTCTTGGCTTATTCCGAGCGGCCCAATTTGATAATCTTCTGCTGTAACTAGTCTATTCTGTGTATAATAAGTTGCAGGAGCTCTTTGTCTAATATTAGCATTTGATTCTGATGTTGAAGCATTATCTACAGTGTCTTGCAAACTAAAGGTCATTGTTAAAGTTTCTTGTTTGCCGTTTCTAGTTAGATAATTTACATCAATGCTTATACCGCGCATGTCTTTAGGGTCTACTACAAGTCTACGATTTTTACTTGTTCTGTAGTATACTCTAAAACTTCCTTGTGGCAAATTGCCAAAAACACCGTCTGAAAATATAACGCTGATTCTATCATCTATTCGTGTAAGAACACTATAGATATTTCTAATATTTTTATTAATACTATTATAGATAACATTATTGCCTTCAACTGCATCTAGTTTTGTCCATTGTTCAATTTCATTTCCAAAACTATCTAACTTGTATAACCAAACATCTGTATTGTTTACATTTGTTGCATCAATAGCAACTACTTGATTAGAGCTGGGATTAGTAATATTAAATGTACCTTGATCTAGTGTACCTTGTCTAAAGTGACAGAAAAATCCATTGTTAGAACTTGAAGGACCTCTACCATCATTTCTATACAAAAACGCAAAATTGTTTCCAGGGAATGGAGATTCTTCTGAAATGATACCTTTATTGATATCAGTACTTACTATTTCAAATCTAGTTGTAGATCCATCTACAGGCTTACTAAAACTGTATGCTGGAACGTCAGTATTGGTGCTGTTAAATCTATATTGTTCTGTAGGTATTCCGTTGACTGATTCCTGTTTTACCGGTCTACCAAATGTACCGTTAACAGGAAGTCCTGCATTTAATACTTTTATAAACTGTTCAAACCAATCAGGATTACTAGGATCATTCCAAAGTATTGTTTGATTTTCTAAATTAATATTGTTACTATCAAAAATAGTTTCTGTACTTTGTACACTTTCAATTTTTAGTAAACCGTTTGCAGCTTGATTACGCTTGGGATTATAGGAAAGCAGTCTTGCAAGTCGCAACACACTTTCTCTACGTTCTGCAAGTTCGAGATAGTTTTCTCTAGCATTTAGATCCACCCTGAATGCTAAATTTTGTCCAAGATATGCAATAAGGTCAATTAAAGCAAGATATTCAGAACTTTCAATATAATCGTTAAAATCCTCAGGATAGTTTTCTCTCAAATACGAGATCATTGTCCTGCGTAAATTGTCAAAATCATAGCTCTGGAAATCTGCATTTCTATAGCTTTGATAAATGCGTTTCCAGTCTTCAGCTACTAATAATCTATTTTGTCTATCTGTTGATGACATGTACTTTTTCCTCTATACAATATTTAGCAGAATGAATAATATGCGTAGTTAATTATGTATTTAAAAAACCGTTGTTCTGGTCAAAAGTCAAACGCATTTGTTCTGATATATTATATGGTAGATATGTTAAATTAACTTCAACCTGCAAACCACTTTCATACTGGTCTACTATGATATTATTGACTTTTACCCTACGGTCATAATTAACAATATTAGAAACATTTTCTATTATGGCTTTTTTCATATCATCTGTAAATGGTTCAAATAATGCGTCCCATATTATTGTGCCAAATTCAGGATCGCTTAGTTTTTCCCCTTGACGTATATGAAAATGATTGATAATATCCTGTTTAATTAAAGCAAGATCGTACAAAACTTTAGTAGAATTACCTGGATTTACAGTGCTTATGCCACGATATGTTCTTGAACCGGGTATATCTGATTTTTGTTTTCTAGCAGAAGGTACTGTGATTTGCTTGTACAACTGTTTTTCTAAATTGCTCATAACGTATTTACCTTAACTTCCTTTCCTGAAAGTATCTGCAACTTTGACATATTTTGCTTCAAAATTATTTTTGTAATCATTACCGTTGCTGTCTTTTTCTATAAGTGTATTTTCAGGATTTTCATTGTCTGTTTTCGACGGAACAAACTGTTTAGGATCAAGATTTTCATGTCCAAACCAAGGTTCGTGCTGTGGAGTTCTTAAAGGTGTGTAAGCAGGTGTAGCAGTTGGGCCATTCATATGAATAGCATCTGGTGCAGTTTCTTTGTGCGTTTGGGTTGCATTGATATGAGTATTTTTTGCAGATATTCTTCCATCATTGCCTGCTTTAAGACAAATATTTCTGCCCGCTGTCATTATAATATCTCTATCTGCAGAAATATTCAAATCATTTTTTGTGTGAACACTTACACTATCATTTGCGAATATATCAATTTTACCATTAGCTGTCATTTCAATCCAAGTAGTACCTTTGGCATTGCCTATGTAAATTAAATCTTCTGTGTTGTGCATTAATATTTGATGACCTGTTCGTGTGCGCCACCTTGTTAGTTCATTGTGAGGAAGGCTAGGATCACCGACTTCATTTTTCTCAACACTTGCATACTCTGGAGGACCAGCATTATCTCCGCTTGCAGGAGACTTTCTTAATAAAAATGGATCACCATCATCCATTACAAAACTAGATCCGCCCAATCTACTGAAGGGCACTTGGCTTCTTGCAAATTTTTCACCATACGCAGCTGTAGGTTTACCTTGCCGTCTATCATGAGGTCCTGGTGTACTCATTCCAAATACCATACTTGGTATTTCTCTTCTTGCACTGCTTGTAGTAGTTCCTCTAACAGTGTCGCCTATAAGTCCCTGTGTATCTAAAACATTACACTGATCAGTATTACAAGGTTTTATATATTTTGTAGGATCTCTGCCCACAGCAGATTCAAGCTCTTTGTTGTATTCGCCTACTGGTTTTGGATTTGTTTTATCTTCATCATTATAAGTAGTTGAAGGATTGCCAGGCAACATAAAGTTGATATATTTGTCCTGTACGCAACCAATCCAGTATCCGTAACCTATGTTTTCTTCCATAGCAAGAACAATTACTTTAGTTCCTACATCAGGAGGTATCGCCCAAAATCCATAACTTTTTTGTGTATAATCAAATCCGGGATTTGCTTTAACTCCTTCTCTAGGAGTCTGGCCCATAAAAGGACTTACATGATAACATGGTAGCAGGTATCCACTGCTGTCACCAGGATTTCCAGATTCAGTAATTTTTAAAATATCAACTTCAACTCCGCCCATGTATTCAGAATCTAGATGATTTACAATTTTTCCAATAAATGGTCCAGCTCCCTTCATCCAGGAAGGACGACGCTGTCTTGTAAATTTATTTCTACTCATATTCTATCCTTACTCCATTAATCAGGAAAATCATCCAGATAAGGTGAATTGTTTCTTGCTTCTCTTCTAGCTGCCTTAGCATCTATTCTTTTTTGAACTTCAGGACTCACAGGTCTATTAGATTGAGCTGCACTTCTAGTTCTAGTTGTAGATCCACCGCCCGATTCTGTTACTGTTGTTGTGCTTCTTGTAGAAGTTGTTGTTTTAGTTGTTGCTGTTTCAGTTGTGTTAGTATTGTTCTCTTCGGTCACTGTTGTTGTTGCTTCACTGGATCCTTGACCTTGGCTAGTATTCGCACTGGCTGGTTCTACAACAGCATCTTTAAACATTAAATTATCTTCTGTTGTTGGTTCTGCTGTAGTATCTTGACCTGGTTGATTACGTCTACGTATCATTTGTAAATCTTGAGTAAAGATTCCATCTGAAAATTTATTTGAAACAAACAAAACTTGATATAATCCACTAAAGGCTCCGACAGGTTTAGTACCTAGACTAGGAAAATCCATTCCACCTTCTTGATTTAAATCTAATGGTGTTCTAAAATTTAATGATACATCAACTTCGGAACTTTGATAATCCATTGTTCCGTCTTCAGTAATGTTAATTATAGGCGTTTCTGAAGCATTATAGTTTCCCATTCCACTATCTGCTATGTAATAAGGATCACCCCATATAGTCATGTTTGCTTTTACCAAATCAATATTACTGTTAACCAAAGCATCGTTGAAATCCCTGGCAATACTTGTTGCTGTTCTATCAGGAAATCCTCCACCTTCTCCACCAGATTCTGATTTTTCACTGTCATTAGTTGTAGCGTTTCCTGAACTACTAAAATTGCTAGTGTCACCCGTAGCAGTTTCTTTCTTTTCTGTGTCTGTAGCGTTTCCACTACTTTCAGATTTGGAGTCTTTTTCACCTCCTTTATATTCACCAGCAAAAGGTGTAATAGCAACAAAAAATGCCTTATCAAATTCAATATTAAAATCTAAAACATCATCATTTTTACCAGTATAGATATAATCATATTCTTTACATGCCTGTCGTTTTAATTGTTCTATACCTGGACTTGTTTTGCTTGGAGGACTATACCGTGAAATATGTGCTTTGTAAGGGACTACTCTATATACATAAACTTTTGGAAACTCTCCTGTTTGATCCATTTGATCGTAATTGGTTACTTGATAAACATCAACTTCAATTTTGAACCAAGGTATCATACCATTTTCATCAGGCACTGCTTCAGATATCTTTTTTCCGTAATCACTGAGAATTATAATTTCTTCAACAATTTCTTGTATTCTTGTTCCTGACTTGAATGTAAGTGTTCTACCCTTATCACTTATTGTTATATTTCCACGTTTAAAAATTCCTGTTCCTACAGTTCGATTACGATTAGGTGGTCCGCCTGTTTGTGTAGTTTCTTCAACAAACTTAGGCCTACCAAAAGGCTGTTTTCCTCCATCAAGATAAGACTGTACAAGTTCTGATTTTCCAATATCATTCATGTTATCTTGATTTTCAGCATTTTCTCTTATAGCTTCACCTATGCCAGAACGTTTTACAACTACGCCGAGCAGTTTGCTCAATTCAGCATCAAAGTCTGCAGGTACATTTGCATCTTCTAAACCTGTTATGCTTTGATAAATTCTTACTTTTTCGTCTTTGTCGATATCTCTTTGCTCAAATTCTCCATTATTCAGACCTTTGTTTGTTGTAGCACTTTCTGTGTCTACTTGTTCACCTAGTAATTTTTCTTTGCTAGATGCACGTTCAGTAGGAAACATAATGATATATTCATCTGGCTGAACTACTTTTTTATCGGCTTTCTTTTTTTGTTGATATTCGTTCATAGAAGAAGTTAAACTAAATCCACCGCTTTGCAATAATTCTGCTACAGTTCTACCTTTTAAATTTACATCTGTTTTTATATTTTGTATTTGATCTGCAAGTCCTTGTTCGTGCCAAGGTATTGCTGTTATGTTATATTCACTGCCGCCTTCTGTAACTTGAAAGTCTATGTTAACTAATTTTATTGGATATATTCTGCGCAGGTTTGGTTTGGTAATTTGGTTACCATTTACGTCCCACCCTTTGAAATCTATTGTTATACAGTATGGAGCTTCTAGATAGTTTTTATAGTCTGCTTGCACTGCGGCTACTTGTAGTGTTTGCAAAAACAACCCCATACTATAAGGTTCTGTTACTTTAAAACTTATATTTGTTGCATTAGTTTGCTTAGTTTTACTTGCAAGTGAAATGATTGCTTCAACTTCAAGATTGTCTATGTAATACTCTATTTGGCCGTTTTTCTCGTAGATAGTAGTTGCTTTGTTTTTACCTAGTCCGCCACCAGAACGACAAATCATTACTTCCGGATCTCTTACTCTATAGGTCTTATCAGGAAAATTAACTTCGTTGTTATTAAGAACTCCTAGACCTATCACATAATTGTAACTTGCAAAGTCTCTTAATTCATTTGGAAAGGGTGGTCCCGACTTACTTGTAATGCCAAGTATCCTATTAAATCTTTGTAATTCCTGTTCATTCCAACGCTGTACATCTCTGTAATCAGTTGGTATTTTTATATTTGGTTCAATACTTGCAGCAGGTAATTCTGTAACTGAACCGGCAACACTATCTGCAACACCATTTACATTTATATTAGCACTGGTTTGAATAGCAGAACTTACAGTTGCAGCCTTGTCTTCAACAAAATCAGAAACTGTTTTGCCTAGTCTTTGAGCTTGCTGTAACAAGTTCTGCGGTGAAAAAGTCATTTAAATTCCTAGTAATCTTCTTAGGTTTCCGCCTTTAGGCAGAAAAATTTCTGTACCTGCTTCAAAATCAAACACAGGATCTTTGATAGTATTAATATTCCTTTGAGCAAATACCCACCATAGATTATGATCACCATATAAGTCATATGCAAGTAAGTCTGGTCTGTGTGTATACTGCACTTCAATCACATATGGTATGTCATCTGTTTCTGCTGGAATAGGACGTATTTTTAAAAGGTCTAAATATTGTCCATTTTTTGTTTTTGTATCACCCCAAGGACTGTTAGAACTATACTTTGCCATTAAATAAATCCGCCTCTACCTATATATCCACCTTTGACAAATTGATCTAGGCTAAATGATTCAACTGCTCTTCTGCTGTATATCGGTTGTACTGTTGCCTGTATGTTACTTCTTGTAGGCACCCAAGCACCATTGTCTCCATAACCAGGAACTTTAATATAATCAACATCCTGATTAAGTTCTACAGCAAAACTTGTAATTACAACAGGTACATCTTTAAACACGTAATCTCCGTATCCATTTAGTCTAACAACCGGAGGTGGTGATCCAACATTACTTGTTTCTCCGTAACTCATTTTTGTAATACTTCTTAGATAATGGATCGCGGCAATCCAATATGCTCCTTCGTAGTTGTTCTCTACGTAAAAATCTCCAACAATACTAAATTGATCAATTCTGGAGTTCTGGTATGCGAAAAAAGGATAATTACTATGCACTGGCTGTATTGGGCTATACGAAGCAGAGTGTGTAATATAGATTTGCGGAGTGTACGGCCAAACTAGCCCGCCGCTTTCGACCAAAGGTGATAAAATTGCACCTGGGCCTGCAAATCTTTCGTAATTTTTAGGTAAAGATAATTTGACACGCCAATCAGGGTTTTCATTAGATGAAGTAGCAGAAACAAATTCAAAATCTTCTGGCTCTGCATCAGGTAAAAGATTGAGTCCTCTTAACGCTTTACCAAATCCTGTTGAACTTACAAAATCCTGTACACGCTGTTTTGCTCCCGAAGCAAGACCTTTGATGTTTTCAGAACCTGCAAACTGTGCTACAGATGCTGCAGGATCTATGCTACTTTTAGCGTTAGCAGCTTTTTGTAATTGTCCTGCAAGACTGGCAGCGCCTCTTGCTATATTGCCTACGCCAACTGCATTACCTAATCCGTCTGTTATATTAGCCATAAAAAATACCTTTCCTATAAAGTATTTAGTTGACTTTATTAACTACGTAGTTTATAATAACATAAATGTTTGGAGAAAATATGAGAAAAATTAACTACTTGAACAACAAAGACATATTGTCTGAGATACACAAATCAAAAAGCAATTTTTGTAGCTTTGTTGACCCTGAATACCATCAATATGATATAATTTTACCTAGTGTAGAAAAAATTAACATTAGAACCATTGCAGAAGCAAAACGTAACAAAGCAAAAAGACTCCAACACAAGGATTTTGAAGCTAGAAAACAACGAGGCGAAAAAGTCAAACTTGCAGAATGCGAAATAGACTATCGAAAGATAGAAAAAGACGAGTTAATTTTCAGAATTATGACGTATGATCACATACCAGAAGAGCCAGGACGTAAGAAAAATCCTAAAACTGAAGCAGATCACAAGGCAAAGTTAAACTTTCCACCCTTTCAACACTGGAAATTCAATGACGATGATGAATTAATTTGTGTGGGCAAAAGTCATTGGCAAGGTGGTATGGAAAACGGATATTTTAGTCAAGACCACGGAAAGGCTACTAATAAACTAGCACTGATGTGGATGAAACTGTGTGATAGATATGCAACAAGAGGTAATGTTAGAGGATATACCTATAACGACGAAATGAAAGGACAGGCTATTCTACAGTTGGCTCAGATAGGATTGCAGTTTGATGAATCAAAATCACAAAATCCATTTGCTTATTATACCGCAGCTGTTACAAACTCTTTTGTAAGAGTTATCAATATCGAAAAACGTAATCAAAATATACGTGATGATATTCTCGAAATGAATCATATGAACCCTAGTTATACTAGACAAAGTCAGGGTGAATGGGAAAATCAAATGAAACGAGAAGCAGCAGCCAAAAAAACTTCTTGACTTTGAATGATTTTTGCTTTACAATAGTATAAAATAACTGAGGATTGAACATTGTTTAAAAAGGCAGCAGTTTTTACTGACATTCACTTGGGCTTAAAAGGTAATTCTAAAGTCCATAATGATGACTGTGAAGCATTTGTTGATTGGTTTATAGAACAAGCCAAGGCAAACGGATGCGAAACAGGTATATTTTGTGGCGATTGGCATCACAATCGTAATTCACTTAACCTAACCACTATGGATGCTACCATCCGGTGCTTAGAAAAACTTGGACAAGCATTTGAAAATTTTTACTTCTTTGCAGGTAATCACGATTTATATTACAAAGACAAACGTGATGTTTACTCTGTTGAGTTTGGTAGACATATTCCTGGTATTACTATTGTAGATGAAATACTTGTAAAAGATGATGTTGCACTGATTCCTTGGTTGGTGGGCAATGAGTAGAAACAAATTGAAAAAATAAAGACCAAATACATGTTTGGTCATTTCGAACTACCAAATTTCTATATGAATGCAATGGTGCAGATGCCAGATCACGGTGAACTCAAAGCAGATCATTTCAAAAATCAAAAATATGTATTTTCAGGACACTTTCATAAGAGACAAAAACAAGGTGCTATACATTACTTAGGTAATGCCTTCCCACACAACTATGCAGACGCTTGGGACGATGACCGTGGCATGATGATTCTTGATAAAGAAAATGATGGCGAACCTGAATATATTAATTGGCCAGACTGTCCTAAGTACAGAACTATAGGCCTAAAGCAGTTGCTTGAAGATACAGATAACATAATCAAACCTAAAATGTATCTGCGTGTTACAATTGATGTGCCTATTTCATTTGAAGAAGCAACATTTATCAAAGAAACATTTGTTAATCAATACAAGTGTAGAGAAATTAGTCTTATTCCTCAAAAACAAATGGAAGAAATAACCACAGATGTTGATATTCAACAGTTTGAAAGTGTAGATCAAATTGTAAGTGGAGAAATATCAGCAATTGAGTCAGAACAATTCAACAAAAAGATGTTATTAGACATCTACAATGAGCTATAATGATAAAAATTAAAGATCTAACCGTAAAAAACTTTATGAGCGTGGGCAATCAAACCCAGGCTGTTGATTTCAACAAGGAACAACTAACACTTGTGCTTGGTGAAAACCTTGATCAAGGTGGCGATGACGCAGGATCAAGAAATGGTACGGGCAAGACCACAATCATAAACGCCCTCAGTTATGCTCTGTATGGTGTTGCCCTTACCAATATTAAACGTAATAATCTAATCAACAAGACTAACGGCAAAGGCATGTTGGTTACACTACACTTTGAAAAAGATGGCATTGACTATCGTATTGAACGTGGACGTTCACCAAATGTACTCAAGTTTTTTGTAAATGATCAAGAACAAGAGTTAGATGACCTAAGCCAAGGCGACAGTCGCAAGACTCAGGAATCAATTAGCGAACTGTTAAACATGAGTCATGACATGTTCAAGCATGTCGTTGCACTAAACACCTATTCAGAACCGTTCCTAAGCATGAAACAGAATGATCAACGTGCTATCATTGAACAGTTGCTTGGTATTACCATACTGTCTGAAAAGGCAGAAACACTCAAAGAACAAATGCGTCTTACTCGTGAAGCAATCACAGAGGAAAATGCCAAGATACAAGGTATACAAAGTGCAAATGAAAAGATACAAGACACTGTTGAAAGTCTACGCAACACACAGCGAGCTTGGTTAAGCAAACAACAGCAGGATGTTGAAAGACTACAACGTAACATCGACGAATTAGAACATTTAGACATTGATCAAGAGCTTGATAACCACGAAAAACT